ATAGTATCCAATTCATGAAAACTCATATTGTTGACTTCATCTACTACTACTATAGCATTATCAATTGTATTACCACGAATAAACGATGTACTTATGAACTCAATCTCTTTGTTATGCTTCAATATATTATAGGCATCACCTCTATTATATAGCTCAGAGCAAATAGAAATGTACGGTTGTTCATACATAGCTATCTTTTCACTCTCTTTACCTGGAAGATAACCAATATCTCTGGTAGGTACAGCACTTCGTACTATGTATACTTTATGATATTGTGCTAAATCTTCTTTATCAGATAGAGCTAAATATAATGAGATAAAAGATTTGCCTGTACCGGCAGAACCGTGAAGCATTAAATGATAACCATCATACCAATCATCAAAGGCTAATTTTTGATTTTCCGTTCTTGGTTGAATAGTTGAGAGTGAAAGTCCATTAGAAATATTATATACGTTGCGTTTATTCTTTTTGGTTTTAGGCAATGTGTATTACCCTTTCTAGAATGTGTTGATATTGCTTCGCGGGCTCCCTTTTTTAATCCTTTTCAACACATCACGAAACCCATCATCTGGCTTATTAGATCCAGACATGGCTGATGTGACTATATTTACTTTTTTGATGATTGTTTCGAGGTGAGGATTAGCCAACAGGAAGTCTTCCCGCTCAGAGAGACTCATAAAATGTTCGGTTTCTTCACCAGTGTTTTTGTCTACGAATGTATATGTTGGCATGTATTATTTATATCCACCTTCATCCCAGTCCAATAAATCATCAATATTTTTTGACCTTAAAGCATTAGCAATACGCTTTTCAGCCTTACGCTTTCTATATTGATCATGATCACCATAATTGTAATCATCGTCATAATCATCGTCATAATAGCGCTTCTTATATTTCTTTGTCTTAGACATTAGAAAATTCCTGGCCAGGCTTCTTGTACAATTTTGGCTGTTAACCCAGTCCATGGTAGCTTCTTTTCCTTTACCGCCAAAAGAAGTTTAGCATCTTCTGGATCAATAGATTCCAACAACTCAATGAAGTGTCGTTCCCTAGACAATGCTTTTAGATTAGGGTTACCACCTTCTACAAACAAATACAATTTACGTGCTTCGGCATAGAGTCTATTATGTGTTTCATCAAAAAACTCACTTGGTTTATACGGCGGACTACCAGGGGGTAAAGCAAACTTTATGTTTGGATCAAATGTATATTTCAATACATTCTTCAATGCTGCATTATCTCCATGTGATCTCAAAGCTGCAATCTTATCCTTACGCTTAGGTAGTTCTGTAATTTCCTTGATAATTTCGTTGATTTGTTTTTGCATTAAAAGTCCCTAATGTGTTCGTTCAATTGTTTAAGTTTGTGTTTGAAGAAATAGTTAAAGATCTGGTCTCTGCCCTTTCCTTTTTGTTCTTCGTATTGTGAAATGATTTGTTCTCTAATTTCAGTTGGAATACTCTCAAATAGATCAATCATTTCTTTGTTACGATGATATCCTCTCAATTCGTTTTCTGTCATTACATCTTTTGGTAATGCATTAAACATGAGTTGGTCAATGATAGGCTCAATCTTTTTCTTAGTGACAGGCTTTTGTCTAGCGCCAGGTGTAATGATAATATCATCTGCTGATAAGAAATTAGGTACACCATCACCTGCATCGCCCCTAAGTGTATGTTCAATTCGATACCGTTTAGGGTCTTTATGTGTAATCTTTTTCTTGAGTACAGGATTATACTGACTTACGTTTGGATAAGCCTGCAATTGAATAAAATCTTTATCACCTGAAAGAATGAGAATTTGCTCCTTATCATGGTATTCATGGCATAGTGAAGCAATGATATCATCGGCTTCGGCATGAGATACTCTGATTACTCGATAAGGGAAGAAGTCTCTCAATTCATCCCTAATCTTATTTAGGGCCGTAAAGATAGCATTCCAATCCAACTCAGACTTTTCACGGTTTGCTTTACGTGCTGCCTTATAATAAGGGAACTTATCTCGGCGCCAATAGTTTTTATCATCACAAGCAATAACCATTTCACCATAGTCTGCCCTAAATTTGACGTTATTATGACGAATGGAATTCAAGACCATGTGTCGTAACAACTCTTCTTTAATTTCTGTATTGGTGTGTGTACCAATAGAAACCATAAGATTAGCAATCATGACTTGATTTAGATCAACGATTATCATTTTATGAACCAGTATTAAAGGTTAAAGTATTATCAGGTAAAGATCTGTCTGTTACTTTCTGTAACAAGCCTGAGAGTAAAGTAGACCATTCAACCTGCCTTTGGGCCCAAGCAAATTGAATATCTGCAAAAGACTTGCCCGTTGCACATTTAGCTGTTGTAAAGTCCGGTTCAGCTCTATATGACTCAATGATACTCTTAAGCACACCAAAGAATATAGAAGCATGTCTATTCTTATCTTCATTGTATTGATACATACAAGTGTTACCTGCCGCAGTTTCATATAATGCACCATAATTAGGGTGCACAGGAACCAAACCGGCTGACATTGCTTCAATGAGTACCAAACATGATGTCTCTAGCCATGTACTAGGGTAAGCCAAGATATGAGCTTTCTTTAAAGCTTCCCTAATTTCTTCATTAGAAACAGAACTATGATAAGTCATATTCTCGTGATTTCTAATAACATCATACAATGGTTCAAATGGTTTGTCACGTTCAGCCCAACCATACAGTTCAAATGATGAATAAACATCAAGATGAATATTATCCACATGCTTTACCAATTCTTCAAAGACAGTCACCAAAATATCTAGCCCTCTATGAGGTGTTGAGAAATAGATAAGGTTGATTTGTTCTTTTGGATCGGGTTTGGTGTGTGCTTCAATGGGTACAATTGCATTTTCTAATACAGCACATTTACTCCAAGGAAGTCCATAATGATTAATGTATCCTTGCATCTGCCAGTTTGATACAAAGACATACATATGGAAATTGTCATGATTACTTTTATTAGACAAGAAATCTGACTCTGGATCACCCGGTAGATCATGTAACCAACAAATACGAATTTTACTCTCATCAAGTTCATGGTGAGATGGTCTTGATAGAATAATTTGGAAGTCTTTTAAAAGCTCTTGATCCAACCTAGAATGTAGAGCAGTACCAAGTAATTCAGTACCGCCCATAGCATTCTGATTGGTAGCATTTCTAATAAGTTCACCACCTAAAATTTGCATTATGCTGGTGCTACCTCTGTAAAGTTTTCAACCCGGAAAGATCGCCAACCTTCTTTATCAAGATCAAACACCCGAATAATATCTGGGTTAAACTTAACCTTACTGTCACTTGATGGTTGCATAGACTCAGGAATGAATTCACTGTACAGAGTACATGTCATTTCCCGGGTTGAACCATCAACTTTATTGAATACCAATTTACATTTACCAGCACTCAATACATTCACAATTTCATCACGTGTCATAGTTTTTTCCTTTCAACATAATATATATAATATCACATCTATCACAAAAGTAAATACATTTATACCTTAAAAAGTTCTCTGAGTTCTTTGTAACCCCCTACAACTTCACCCTCAAGGATGATCAAGGGCACGGTCTTTTGGTTGGGATACCTCTCCAAGAATTCATTTCTAGTAATATCTGTACCAATTCGATATTCTTCATATGTAACATCGTGCTTGTCTAGCAACTTCTTAGCGGCAGTGCAGAAGTTACAATTTCGTTTTGAGTATACTACGTTCATTTTTTCTCATACTCCTAAATGGTCGATTACATTATATAAATAGTCATCACTTATTACACGCCTAATTTTTGACCAACCTGCATATTCTGGTATAGTCCATATAACACCTCTTAGGCTATTCATCTATTATCACCGATAATATTAAATTGATTATAGTTTTACTGTCACTAATACCAAACGTATTTAAACCAATGGCACAATCAGCCATTACGCCTCTATTCACTAAATTTTTATCGGAAAGATCACACCATAGATTATAATCTAAGTCTTTCCATATGGGGGTTTTAAGTGTCATCATAAGTTTATACTACCATCAATTTGATTATATGTAAATACATTTCTACATTTTATCTAACACATGGATTCGGTTGATCCTGGCTTGTATGATACCATTGTGATATTTATCTGGCTTGAACAAGACTCTCCGATCCATTTGCTCTTGGAGTTCCTTATAAGATAACTCCCCTTTAGACTTACAGAAGTGTAAAATCTCTCGCTTGAAGCCATCGGCATTAGTTTCTTCTACTAATGACTTTACAGTCTCACTGGAGCCATAATATTCTTTCCAATCAGATTCTACAATCTTCCTACGTTTTCTCTTTTTACCTTTCAAAGGCTTTAGAGTACGTTTAGACCATAATTGCTTCTTGCCTATGTACTTCATACCATTTGGGTCGGTGATACAATACACAAAACCAAATAAGTCTTTTAGTTCTTCTTCAGTAGGTTCCCATATTTGATCATGATATAACCAGGGATTCTTATACATTATTCTTCGTATTCAAATTCTTGTTGGATTAACTCATCAATAGTTTCATCCAAAGAACA